CGGGCCATTGATTGCGGCCCGCGTGTTTGTAACCCTGGCCACGGTCCGGGATCGGATTACAAACAATCAGGGCCCGGCCACCGGGGCGCAGCTCACGTACCAGGGAGCGCAGCTCACGTACCAGGGAGCGGCCCACGGCCCGCAAGTTAAGGCCCACGGCCCACGGCCTGGCGCGGGTTCCACGGTCCAAGCTGCGCAGCTGCGCGAATTACGGCCACCGGCCAGGGCGCTACCAGGGCGCGCAGCTCACGCTACCAGGGCAACGGCCCACGGGCCACGATACGGCCCGCAACGGGCCAGGGATCACGGGCCACGGGCCCCGTGATCGGTTTGTGACATTGCGGCGAGCCCGCCGGCGTGATGTAGTGCAATGGCCACGCGGCCAGGCCTGGCGCGGCCTGGCGCTTTACGATACGCGGCGCCCGTACACTTCGGGCCGGTTAACAAACAAACACGGCCAGGGCGGCCGGGTTTCAGGCGTAAAAAAACCGGCCACGCGGGCCGGTTCCAGGGCTGCAGCTGCAGCGATTAGGCGGCGAGCTCGGCCGCTTCGGGCTCCCAAGCTTCGGGGCCCGCTGCTAGCAGCTCCACGGCGCGGGATTTCAACGCGGCGCCCGATCCAAACCAGGCGGACTCTAGGCGCGTGTTATTGGACCGGCCGCGCTCGTGATCTACGAGCTCGGTCACGGCGTTGAGCATCGCCCACCGAGTGCCGGCCACGCCGGGAATTTCGGCCCCAATCGCGCCACCGTTAAACAGCTGCAGCACGCGCCCGAATGCACGCGACTCGCGGACATCGCCGGCGGCCCGGTGCCAGGGTTTTAGCAGCGCGGCCAGGAATGAGTCCGCCTCGGCCGGGGCCATGCCCTGGCCGGCGAGCTGGCGCGAGCTAATCAAAAAGCGCTCCCAGGCGTCCGCTGCGATTCCAAGCTGCAGCCGCACGGCGTCCGCCTTGAAATTCTCGGAGTGAAGCACGCGGACGGCCGATTTTAAATAGCCGGTGTTTACTTCGGCCTCGCCCTTGATCGGGGCCCCGTTCGCGTATCCGCCCACGGCGGCCGTGATCGTGTTATTGCAAACCACGCGAATGGCCGTAAATTTCGCAACGGTGGCCATGGTGCCGTCATATGACGTGCCGAGCAGCAAGTACGGTTTCACGATATCGCGCGAAACCACGGGCGCAGCATCGCCCACGCTCGCCAGGGCCCAAACCCTTTTCCCGTCCGATAACGCGCCGGCCGTTTCAAGTTGAAACCCGCCCAGGCTTACGAGCTCGCGAAAAAATTCCATAACTTCGCCAGGTTGAACCACGCGGTAACCGTCCGAAACCACGGCTAGGGGCGCGCCGGTATCGGACCGGTGCAACACTTTACGATTCGGCCAGGATTGCAGCTCAGTCGCGGCCGGGCTGTTATACAGCACGGGCGATTCTAGGACCGTGTAACCCAGGCCCGCTTGCTGCGTCCAAGTTTCAATGCTCGCGCCTGGCGTTAAGGCCTGGCCGAGGCCGTGCCATGGGGTGGCGCCCGTGTAGGCGATAGCTGCGCGGCCGGTTGTTTGATCAATCATGTGAGCCATTTTTAAATCTCCTGTATGTGCGCGGGAGGATTCCCGCCCGTGAATTATAACGCCGAAATTCTCGGGCGCGCAAATCGGCCACCGTGGCGGCCTGGCGCGCTCCGATCCACCGTAAAACGAAAAGGATCATGGGGCGGCCCGCCCGATATCGCCGGCCACGTGGTGGCGCAGCAGGGAGCCAGGCGGCAAGCTGCGCGCAAAATCTCGCAGCGCCTGGGAATCGTCCGAGCGGCCCGCCTTGCGCGTGCCGTGCCATTGAATCGCCGTGGGCCCGCTTGATGCATAGCATCCACCAGGGAGCGCCGTCCCCACCCTTTTCGCGCTCGGCCCATGAGCTACAAACACCACAACGAAATCACGGTCCGCACGGGCGCACAAGGGACGGCCACCGCCGCATTGCGCGCACGTGAAATTCTCGGCGAGCTCGGCCGGGCATTGAATAAAACGGCGCCCGCGATATTCCACGCCACCGGCCCATTCAGTACCGGCCGGGGCGGCCACCACGGCCGGGCGGCCCGCGTCCATGGCGTGCACGGCGTCGAGCATGTTATCGCAGCTCGCGTTAATTACGGTTTCGCCGGGTTTTGCAACGGGCAGCAGCTCGGCCGGGAAATGGGAGTAGGTCCAGGCCTGGCCATTACGCGGCACGGCGGACAATAACGCGGCGAGATACTCGGGATCGATTAGCTCGGCGCCGTTTTCCCCGTCCGGGTGAAGCGCGCAGCTTTTCGGGCATGTCGCATATGTTTTATGCTCGCCTGCGCGATATGTCACGGCAATAGGGCCGGTTTTACGGTTAGCCGATACGGCAACGGTTTTTAGCATTTTCTTTTCTCCTGTATGTAACCGAGCGGCGCCCGGTGTTTGTGAATATTAATACAAACACGGCCGCGCATGCAAACAAACAAAAAACCGGGCCCCGTACGAGCGGCCCGGCCATACAGGAACGGCGCTTTTAATATTCTTTTCGGCGATACGCTGCATCGTGCGCCGCTTGTTCGCGCACGCGGCGGACAATAATTTCGCCCGTGATGTCGTGAGACTCGGACGCGCAACCGTCCGCGCCTTCGGTCCATACCGTGGTTTTTTTCGGGTGGCCGTTGCGGATCGTTGCGCCTTCACCGTAAAAGCTAACCAGGGCCGAAGCGCCTTCTACTTCTTTACACGCGCCCATGTATTCACCCTGGGAATCGAAAATTTTAAATTGTGGAGCTGCTGCCATTTTTAATTTTCCCCTTCTTATCGATTAGCTAAATTACGCAAAAATGTCCGAGAAAAAACAATGTCTCCGAGAAACTTGGACGGGATCAAATAATCAACCCCGGCCGCGTGGTCTTCTACCCGGTCCAAATCCATGTACTTTTTTTCTAGGATGTTGTGAACCAAAACCATTTCGCTTTGATCGGTTACCGGATTATCTCCAATCACAAACTTTCCAAACTCCATTTCGCCAAACCAAACTTCTACAGTTTTTTCGCTCATTTTTTACCCCCGCGAATAAAAAGACTAGCCAAAAAGAAAACAGCAATGGCAATACAAACCAGGCCCAGGGCACTAGTCAGCGCTTGCAGGATTTCAACAAGGCCATGCATCTCTAGGTTCCAATCGTGTCTAATTCAGAATAGTCAGCGACTCCCGCGTCATACCCCAATTTATACAAGCGCCTGTGATACTCGCTCATGTTTTCATAAGTGCCGTTTTCAAAAGTCCCCCAAGCGCGGCCCTGCCAATATCCCAAGGCATACGGGAAAGCGTTATCGAGAAGAGTATTCTCAGAAACTCTAATATTTAGATCCACGCAATCATCTAGCTCGTCTACAAGAGACACGGGATGCCTAGAGCCATCATCCCAAATAAAAACTTCCTGCTCTTGATTGCACTTTTCTAGCAAAAAAATTAGGTCTTTTACTTTCATCTCATTTCTCCTGTATGTGACGGCAAAGCGCCGACAGCCACAATGTAAATAAATTTATTTTTTGTGTCAACTACTTTCCATTGAAAAAGGAATGGAACAGCAGCATGCCAGCCAGCCTGGCCAGCTGCTTGAGGAACCCTCGTTCTCGCTCGGCCGTTCGGTCGGGCTCTTTGTACTTCAATCCCTCTTGCACTCGTCTTCTGTATGTACTTCGGTGTCGTACGGGTCGCACTAATTTCTCCTGTATATAAAAAGGGAGGGCCGCAGCCCTCCCCTCGATCATTCCGAAAGCTTGTCCAAGTTAAACCACTCGCCGGAATCCTTCAAATAAATAAACCCGGCATTGTCCGGCAGACTGTGGATGTACGTCCATTCGCTTTCCATCCATTCGAACGGCTCATAGCTGCAGCCAAGCTTTTTCATCATTGCATTGGCAAGCTTTGCACGCTGCTCCCCAACTGTTGAGGTCTGCTCGTGCGAGGGCCGCTCGAGTTCAATCCAAACTCTGTTCATAACTTTCTCCTGTATGGTTAAAGAACAATGTCAAATTTTTATTTGACAAACACATTATACCACACTTTTGATCGGGCGCAAAACTCACTCCAATAATCGGGCGCGCAAAACATTCCACATCACGTGCGACAAGGGCCACTTGTCGACTGGCTCGACATCGATGCCGCGCATAAACAAGTCTTCGGCCTGGCTGCCGTCGTACAAGTACAAGAACCCCTTCAGCACAGAGGTCGTGCCAGGTGGATGATATTGAACAAGAAAGTACGTCGGGCAGTTTAGATCTGCATGCTTAAGATGGAACGCCACCTGGTGTGGGCTCAGGGCTATCTTGCGTCCCTTCCTCACTACCTTCAGTTCCACCATTACAAACACTCCCTCCCCCGTCAGGGCCACCAGGCAATCCGGTGTCCCCAAGTTCACCCGACTCTCGATCCTCGTGATATGACTGTTTGGCAGATTTTCTTTTAGCCTCTTGTGCAGCAATCCTTCGGGCTTTTTCGACATTGCGTAACGCCTCCTGCAGCGATTGTGGTTCCGGTTCCGGATCCTGTTTTGCTTCGATAACTTCCGCGACTTCCATTTCCAGGATGTCTTTTGGTGGGGGCCCGCCGTAGAGCTTCTTGATCTCCTCGAGCTTCTCCATCACCTGCTCTTTGCTCATGGAATCAATCGTGCCCACGCGAATCTCTTTGCGGTCCACATAAATCGTGCCCAATGCCTGGCCCCGACGATACTCAGCTTGCACGGCCGCACCGAATGCGCCCGCTGCCAACGCAGCATCCCGGATTGTCAAGAGATCTCGCATGTGCCGCTCGTAGGTCGTGTTGTACTTAGCAGCAAGCTCGGCCCGGTATTCCTGGATCGCGGCGACGATATGCGGACAATGGTCAGGACTTGTCAGGCGCGTAGCAATCCCGCTCGCGGACTGCGGGCTAAATCCTGCGCGAATCGCTGCCTCTTTCAAAGTGACCGCCCCGTCCCCGGACACGAGCTCTTTGACAAAGGTCCATTCCTTCGCCGTCAATGTCTTCTGCTTTTTCAAGGGGGCTACTGGCGTGGCCAAGCGCTTCGCTAATTTGTCCCCGATAACGGGCGGAACATTCCAAACGTCTTTTTTGGCCATTATTCGTACCTCCGACAAATCCATTCTTCTAGCCCGACAGAGATCACATAGCACTTTACATCGTCATGGTCTTTGTACCACCGGGTCAGGGCCATGCGCACCTTCTTGGCTTCCTCCTCCGATTCAAGGTACATGTAGTCCCCGATATTCATGTCATCAAAGGGGTAGATTGTTCGCCACCCATATTTTTTAAGGTAATGCTGCCGGGTGAACTCCTTGAAATTAGGTTGATTCCACTCTAGCTCCATCTGTCTCTTGGTCTGATTCACATTACCCTCCTACAAACCCATTCGCCGTCATCCCGTTGCCGGGTCGTAAACTGCCTTCCAGGGTACCGCTTGTAAAAGGACTGCAGGGCGCTTCGTATCGACACAGATTCCCGGAAAGTAAACACCCGGAAAAAATCCCCAACGAGCATTTTCTTAAACGGGAACCGATTCCTGCCCGAGACGGTATGGGTCACATGAAATTCCCTAATCCGGATTTTCGGGTTGGAATTTTCAACCTCTTTATCCCTCAACATTTAAGCCTCCATCAAGTATGTGGGTAAGATGTACATTAATACAAATCTTACCACGATGTCAAATACCCCGTTTTTCAGTTTCCTATATGTAAAAAGATAAGATGAAAATATTTATTCTACTACAGGAATTACCGCGCGCGCACCCCGTAAGTCCATTACGCCTTACGTTACTCATTTTTTTGACGTGATGCATAAGTCATTGATTATTAAACGTTATTACACCTATCACACCAAAGTACATACTTTTAGAAGTGCATACTTTCGTGTATTTTCATTTTATGTTTTCACTCTATAGGAACCCGGTTTGCCGCAAGAAGTATACTTTTATTGCACCAAATCCTTGATCCGTCCCCATTACCTACTCACCTACCGCAAGCGGCTAACGCAAGCCTTTTTAGCCAGAAATCCACGGTCCGTGGCCCTTGATCCGTGGTCCATTTTCCCCTCAAAAACACCCCTCTCAATCCCTACTATTTAGGTCAACTTTTATCCCCTTTTTTCACCCTTTCTACACCAAACCGCACTCGTGGTTCACGGCCCATGGCTCTTCGAAAGTAGTGGACATTCACTTTTAATGCGTCACAATCTCCGCTGCGGTTCGATTCCTGGGAGGGGTTCGCTGTGCCGTACAAAGATAAAGCCGTTAAAAAGGTCAAGGACAGCCTCTACAAGAAGTCCTACTACCAGCTCAACAAAGAAGCCATCGGAGCCCGTATAGCTCGAAATAAGAGGCTTGCGAGGGACCGGTGGATCGAGTTCAAGTCTGCGCAGCCCTGTCATCACTGTGGGGCGTCGCACCCTGCGATAATTGATTTTCACCACATTGTGCGTGACGGTACGCAGCGCTCGGTCAACCGTTTGGCGGCCGATCACATTTGGTCCCAGGTTTACGAGGAGGTAAAGAAGTGCCTGCCTTTGTGTTCCAACTGTCATCGGATCTTGCATTGGAATGAGACGCGCAACCGAACGTTGACCAAGGACATGACGGGGCGCACTACATGTACTACAAGTGGTACAGGTGATTCGCACAGTACAAGTGATTTGGACGGTACAACTACGGAGAATACGAATGACGACGATAGCGGCGCGGTTTAGTACCCTGGAGATTGCGGCAGACAGCCAGGTCTCGGGGGACGACGTGAAGTACTACATCGAGAAGCTGCGTCGTGGCAGGAATTGCATCTTCGGCGGGGCGGGGGACCTCGACAAATTGCTCAAGTTCTATGACTCGGTGGAGAAGAACGGGGAGTTTGACGAGCCGATCGAAGTGGACATCTTGGAGCTGCGTGCGGACGGCATTTACGTCTACGAGAGCACGATCCACCCGGTCAAGGTCCGTGGTGACTTCTTCTCGGTTGGAACGGGTTCGGCGTACGCGCTTGCGGCCATGCACTTGGGCAAGAGTCCGAGGGAGGCCATCGAGATTGCGTCGATCTTTGACCCTGTGACGGGAGGGCCGATCGACATGATGACCCTGGAGCCGGCAAAGGCCCCAGGGCGTAAGAAAAAATCCTTACTGTAATTACGTTGACTATTTTAGGCCCGACTGGGCCCGGTTGATCCGGTAAAGGTCCGTGGTCAGCGGGTCGAGCTTATCTACCACGCCCTTAACCATCCCGTAGGCCAGGTGCAGTAAGGACAGCGCGCGGGCGTTGTCTGTCAGGTCCACGCAATCGTCCAGGGCCGCGTCCATCAGATGTTGGATATCCGTCAGGGTATTGACAACCTCATCGATCTTGCTAGCCGTGTCGTAAAGCGTGGGCAGTGGGCCTTTGTCCTTGTCCCATTTGAGGATGAGCTTCGAGAGCGGGGTGAGCTTTATGGTCTTAGTCGTACGCTTTACCGCACTATTGTCCGGCTTTTTTGCAGGCTTCTTAGCTGGCTTCATGAAAGCACCTCAAAGTTGGTCACGTTAAAGCGCCCGTACGTTGGCCGGAAGTCCCCCACGCCAACCAGG